CAACAAAAGCAAAGAGCTTAATATATAGTAGCATCAAGGGTGACTTGCATAGCTCTCACCTGAACTTGTTCTTTTAATATAAACTTAGGAGAATAATATGAAATGGACTACACCAGAAGCAACAGAAATGAGATTTGGTTTTGAAGTTACAATGTATGTAATGAACAAGTAAGGATATTATGAATAAGGAACTACAACAATATTACGAAGACAGATTTACAATGTTTACTACAAAAGGATGGAAAGACTTAGTAGATGACATTAAGAAAATAAAAGCAACAATTAAGATTGAAGATATACAAGATGAGAAAACTTTATTTGCTCGTAGAGGTGAATTAAGAATCATGAACTGGTTAATCAATCTGAAGGATGTTTCAGAACAAGCACATCAGGATTTAGAAAATGAAGATACTGTTTGATTTTGAATGTAAGGATTGTGGTGTATTTGATAAGATTATTGAATACACTACAACAACAGATTGCCCAACATGTGGTAAAGAGTCTAAGAAACTTATTAGTGCTCCTTCCATAATGTTAGAAGGTGTATCTGGCGACTTCCCCGACGCACATGCGAAATGGGCGAAGAAGCACCATGCTCTTAATGAAAAGCAAGAGTATTAACTTTAACTAGAGGTAAATAAGGGTTAGTCTCCTTAGTTATCTCCCTATAATGCTTTTAAGCACAGGAGAATAATATGGCTGATATAATAGAAGAAGTAGAAGAAGTAGTTGTACCTGACCAACCAGTGGTAGAAGACCAAGAGAAAGTAGAGGCAAAACTTGAGAAAGAGCTTACACCAATCAAGGAAGACCCAGTTGTACAGGAAGAGACAGCTCCAAAGGAAGACGACTTACCAGAGAAGTATAAAGGGAAGTCTGCTAAAGAGATTGCAGAAATGCACCAACAAGCTGAAAGGCTCATTGGTAAACAAGGCTCTGAAGTGGGTGAACTTAGAAAGGTAGTTGATGACTTTATTTCTACACAAACTTCGAAAGAATCACAGACTGAGGTAGAAGAACCAAGTCCAGAGGATTTCATTGATAATCCTGGGAAGCATGTTAAGAAACAAATTGATAGTCATCCTGCTATTAAGGAGGCTCAAGATGCAGCTAAACAAATGAAGCGTACTGCTACATTAACTAGGCTGAATGCTGAGTATCCAGAGTTGGAAAAGATTGTTCAAGACCCTAACTTTGCTGAATGGATAAATGCTTCTAAAGTTCGCTCCGAGTTATACAACAGAGCTGAAGTTAATTTTGATTATGACTCTGCTAAAGAGTTATTAACTACTTGGACTGAGAAACAAGAACGAGTAGCTAAAGTAGCAGAGACTAGTAAAATAGATAAAGATAATCAATTGAAAGCAGCTAGTGTTGGTAGTAAAGGAAATAACGAACCTGTCTCTAAAAAAAAATATCGACGTAGCGATATTATTAACTTAATGCAGACAGACCCAGACAAATATGATTCATTATCTGATGAGATAATGTTAGCATATCAAGAAGGGCGAGTCATTTAAAAACAATATAGAGAGGAAATTAAAATGGCATATCCAACCCCACAAGTCACGAACACGACTGCTGCCGTTTTTATACCTGAGATTTGGTCCGACGAGGTCATCGCAGCGTATAAGGCAAACTTAGTAGCAGCAAATCTGTTCAAAAAAATGTCTTTCAAAGGCAAAAAAAGGTGATACAATTCATATCCCTAAACCAACTAGAGGTCAAGCATCTCTAAAAGCTTCTGAAACAGCAGTTACACTTATTGCTGATAAGGAAGACGAAGTAATTGTACTAATTGATAAACACTATGAATACTCACGTTTCATTGAAGATATCACAGAAGTACAAGCACTATCATCAATGCGTAGATTCTACACAGACGATGCTGGTTATGCACTTGCAAAACAAGTGGATACTGACATGGTTCAACTAGGTCGAGTAATGAATGGTGGTACTGATGATAATACATATGACGCTGGTTATACTGGTGCTAATGGTTCTGATTTATATGATGGTTCTAATGCAGCAGCATTGACTGACATTGCAATCAGAAATATGATTCAGAAACTAGATGACCAAGATGTTCCTACTTCAGGTAGATTTTTCTTAATCCCACCTGCAGCTAGAAATACTCTAATGGGTCTAGACCGATATACAGCTATGGACTTTGTTGGTGAAGCAGCATCTGCTAACACAATCCGTAATGGTCAAATTGGTAACTTATATGGTATTCCTGTATATGTTACTTCAAATGCTGATACTACAGCTGGTGGAGACAGAGTATGTCTCATGGGTCATAAAGACGCAGCAGTTCTAGTAGAGCAATTGAATGTGCGTTCACAAACACAGTACAAGCAAGATTACTTGTCTACTCTTTACACTTCAGATACAATCTATGGTGTTAAGGAGCTTAGAGAAGATTCAGCTTTTGCTTTGGTTGTACCTGCATAAAGAATATTCCCCTCATTCGAGGGGATATTTTTATAGCTACTTTTCTAGTGGCTATAAAGATATCAATAGGAGAAACACATGGC